TCACCTTCCTATCTTATTGATTTCTTTCCGCAGTTCCTCTATTGTCCTGTGGCCATACCTTAAATCGGTCACATCATTTCCAAGGGCATGTCCCAGGAGCATTTTCTTGCATAAGGGATCCACCCGGTACTTGTCACACAGCCAGGAAAAGGTATGACGGCAGTCATGCGGTGTGTGGCCGGTTATTCCAATTTTTTCCAGTTCCGCTGTAAATATCTTCCTGATTTTCTTTGTGCCTGCATGGAATAAAATATTGTCTTCGCGGATGAAGGGGACGATTTCATGGTTGAAGGGCACTATCCTGTTTCTGCCTGCCTGTGTTTTTACGCCGCCCCGGAAATACTGCTCATCCATGTTGACCTCCAGCTTTCCAAAGGCGGCTATCCTGAAACCGCTGTATATCATGATCAGCACTGCCTGCAGCGCTTCACTGCTGTCAGCATGGTCCCAGACCAGCGCCAGCTCCTGCTCCGTGAAGGGGATGCCGTGCTCATCATCGTCAGGTGTGTTGATCTTCACATGGTCGGCATATTTCCGGTCACAGAGGTCGTGGGCGTAGGCATAGTCGTACATCTGCCTGAAAAGGTTTTTGATATGCTCTTTCGTGGCATGTTTCTTTTCGCAGCTGTCTATCACTGACTGGAGGTCTTCTGTCTTCAGGTCCCGGAACGGCCTGCCGTGCAGGGCGCTGGACTGTGCGTAGGCCGCTTTTGTGGCACCTATAGATGATTTGGAATAGGTTCTGGTCTTGTCCCGTTCGTATTTATAAGCAAAGAATTCTTCGTATACTTCCGTGAAGGTCTTAAGCTTTGCGGCGCCTCTTGCCTTATTGTTATAAGAGGCTATGATTTTGGATACTGCGTCATAAGCTTTGTCGGCGTCTTTTACTTCAGGCTGGGCAAATTCGTCAGGGTCGAATGTGCCGTTCCTGTATTCCATCAGGGCATAGAACCCTGTATACCAGTCGGCGACGTAGCAGAGGGCTTTTGGTGTCTTCGGGGAGCCGTTTGCCGCGAATTCCGTGGTGGGAGGGTATACGGCGTAAGGGTTGGAGCGGCTGCCGGACAGTTTTTTGATGCTCCCGAAGCCGTTGGGGAGCTTGGGGTGTTTTTTCTTTGCCATGGGGTTCCTCCTTGATTTTTGAAATAAAGTAACAGCTGGTGGAAAAACGGTTGCAGGCTGTCCACGGAGGTGATATAATGTAAGTGCTGAAAAACTTATGTAGTAAATATCCTCCGGGATATGGCAGAACCGTCCGGTGTCTCCGCACCGGGCGGTTCTGCTGTTGTTAAAAGAAGTGCTTCCATTGGATGTTTTAGATGCCATATTCGTCAAGGAACTGCCGCTGGCAGGACGGATCCCTGGCGGCGCGTTTCATATTAAATGCCGTATTCAGCTATCAGCTGTCTGCGGAAATCGGCATCCTTTACAGAACGTTCCAAGTCAGAATAACGGTTGTCCTGAATCAGGAGAGAATACAGGCTGTTGATTTTCTGTTCGCCGATTTCAATGCCGCGCTGTTCACCGCGCTGTTCTGCTTCGTACATGCTCTGGTTATAGTCCCTGACCGCTTTTTCCCTGGCCTCGTATTCCATCCGTTTCTGTTTGTCCTGGCTGATGACCTGGAGCTGTCTATAGGCGCTGTCGATATAGGGGTTTTTTTCTGCAAGCATATCAAAATCCTCCTTCCGTTCTGCATTGATGAATTTAGCCCACAGTTCAAGTTCGGTGCAGTCCTCTTTCAGCCCTGCGGGGAGCTTCGGGAGTTCGATCACATGGAACTCCATCTTGTCGGTATACAGGAATCCGTGGGTATCCTCACGGATATGGAAACAGGAATAGAAATCTGTTTTGTCCTTGAAAAGTATAAAGTCCAGTATGCTGATGCTGACACACTTTTTCAGCACATCGTATTTCTGGCCCTGTTCGATCTGGTCGGTGTACATCTTTGCGGCATAGAAGAGGGAGCGGTCAGGCCATACCAGAAGCTCCGAAAGCTGGATTTCCGTGTCGATTTCCGTGTCATTGTTCATGAGGATGCGGACATCAAGGATTCCGAGTTTGTCATCTTCATGTATTTTCCGCAGGTAGGGGTTCAGGATCTGTGTCTTTTTTACGTCTTTCGGCTTCAGGTGGAGCACTGTACACAGGAACCCGGTGCGGGCTTTCTCGTCCATCATGATTTCCTTGAAGGCGAAGTCGATTTTTGGTTTCATCAGAAAGTTGTCCATTGATATTGCTCCTTTCTATTAAGATTATTTGAAGCATTTTTTGCATTTAGAATAGCCTTGCGCTTCTAAGCTGATTACCGATTTGCTGGAGGTTGCATAATTTTTCGGGGCAATTTTGGCAACATAATCACAGGTCGGATGATGGATTTTCTTGGAGTCAGTGTTTAATACATAAGTTTCTTCCGTTTGTTGCTGGTCGGGGTTATTGTAAGTATTGAAATTATCTGCATTTCCTCCGGAGCCTGTTCCGGTGCTGGAGGAGGGCGATTCAGTCGGCGGAACTGTTGGAACGGCAGTCGCCACGGGCGGCTGGGTCGGTGGAACAGTGGGGGCAGCAGTCGCCGCTGGCGGCTGAGTCGGCTGGGCTGTAGGTATAGGTGTCGCTGGGGGCAGTGTCGGCGGAGCCGTTGGAACGGCAGTTGCCACAGGCGGCTGGGTCGGCGGAGCTGTAGGAGCGGCAGATGTCGATGCCGCAGGCTGCATTGTGGGAACTGCGGGAGCGGGTGTTGCTGACATTGGGACAGAGGCAGCAGGCGTATATGGGGCTGTGGTAGCTCTTGTCTGTTCTGTCTGTCCGGAATCTATGGACAATGCCAGATTTGTGCGGGCAGGAGCAGGCAGTGCCGGGACGGATTTTTCTTCCGGATCATATCTTATGATCAGCACAGCACAGGCGGCAAAGAGCAGTACATAGGAGGCACCGTCCAATATACTGAACGGTTTGTGTGTCCTTTTGCTGATAATACGGATAACCAGCAGAACCAGTGTCCAGAGAAAGACGGCCAGGCACATCAGATAGAAGTATCCCAACAAAGCTAACATGCTGGTGTCCCTCCTTTCTTAGCCAAGGCAGGTGTGCGCCATAAGTTTTCCTGAAATAATTCTTTATATTTTTGTTCCTTCCTGCGAATGATATTCTTGGTCATATGAATTCTCCTTTTACGTTGGCATTTTGAAAGGTTCTTCGGCAGTTAGCTTCTGGCAGAAATCCCTTTCTGGTTTAAAACTGGAATACTGTGCATAAATGATCGTTGGGATCAGTGAGTAGCATTTTTCTGTGCTATTATGCTCCACTCCCTAAGAATCGGGCGGCCGCCTTATAGATCGCCGTCCCCTTGTATGGGTGAATATAATCCGCTGGTTCTCTGCCATTGAGAGAACGCAACAGCGCTGGATCAGCAATGACCTGATCCGCGAAGCTATAAAACGAACCGACAGCCGGATCATCAAGCATATTACCAAGGTCAGAGCCCCGCAAACTCTGGCGCACGGCATAGCCGAACAGCGCCGCCCGATCTCGTTCTCCGGTTTGTCTGACAATCTGCCGGAGTAGCCCGGTGGCTCCAATAAAGGCAGAGAACCGGATGCCAAGACCGACAGCCAGAGATACGAGTTCAGGCCCTGGACTTTCCATATCATCGTCACCTGTTGCTCGACTGATCATGTACGAGGCGTCATCCTTTGTGATTCCGTCCGGGATTAATACGCCTAGATCCTTCAAGTATGAGAGCTGCTTTTCCGTCGGCTCACGGAGCACCTTCGGTTCGTAGTTCAGGAAGCAACCTAAGATTCCGGCAGGTTTTCTGAAATCCAAGTGAGAAAGCTCTCCAATCGGATCGCGTTCTACCAACCGGGTTGTAATTTTAACATTGAATGGTGTAGAACTTTGGTTTTCGTCAGTTTTTGTAGTTAGTTCAATCGCTTTTTCACTTGATTGTTGCCTTTTGTTGGCAAGTGCTTGATCGGTATCTGCGATCGTCTGCATGATAGGCTTTTGGGGATTACTTTTTAGTGCTTTGTCTAAACTTATTAAATATTCAAGATCGTTCCATTTGCTTGCGGATCGCTTTTCTGATACTTCTGTTTCTTTTACTGGTGATTTCTGTTTTTCCTTGCTGTTTGAATTGGTGGCAATATTGCCTGTCGAGCTATTCTCTGATTTTTTTCTTAATATCTTATCAAAAAGTCCCATAATGACCTCCGCGCCCGCCTCGTGCGGGCTTCTTTTTATCTACAGTTGAAGTTGCTTCTTCCAGTAGAAGGGGTAACTCAAGTACACCTACGACCTGAGAAAAAGTCGTTCCAGTTTACATTGCTGTTCTTTTTGCATGCGTATTCTATTTGCCAGAAACTTTTTTATTTACTTTTTTGGAATTTTCTATATTTCTTTCTGCGGTAGTATTCAAAACAAAGGATTCCTTTCTCTGTACAGAAACAGAGCGACTTTTTTTATATTCGGTTTCCAGTTCTTCTAATGATTTTTCTTGCAATTCCGCAGATAAACTTTTACTAAGGTTTTCTGCTGGATCATTCTTCCAAGGTCTATCAGGGTTGTTTTGAGGGAAAGACATTTTTGGTGGTTCTATATCTTCATAGGCAAATGCATTGACCACCTCTCTGAAATAATTATATATATTTTGTCTTACTTCTGGACGTAGGTTCACAAACTTTTCAATCATTACATAATCGGCATTGGAAAGTTTATATTTTTCAGCCAGTTGATCCAAGGCATCTGTCGGTGATGGGTTAAACATTTCACCTACCCCATATCGAAGCCATTCTTCGTTGACATTAAATTCCCGACAGATAAGATTTATAACTGTTTCAATCGGTTCATTTCGGCCTATTTCATATTGACCTATAGTGTTCCTTTTTACACCAATACGATCAGCAAAATCTTGTTGTGTCATATCAAGAAATTTTCTAAGTTTTTTTATTCTATCTTTCATGTAATTGTTTTGCCTCCTTTAAATGTAATATTATCCTATATCTTAGTTGTTGTCAACAACAAAAAGCCGCGCCGACAACAAAAAACTATTGACAATGTTGTTTTAGTAGCGTATTATTGTCACATGAACAACATTTTATAAAAACAGAAAGGAGACATTCACATGAAAAAAGGTAACTATTATACACCAGAGCAAATGGCCGATGCTGAGCGGATTCTCAACGAACTGGTGAAGGTTCCTGAAAACAAACGTCCTTTCATTGTTGCGGTAATAACTGCATATATGAACGGCATTGAAGCAGGCTCCACATATACACAGGTAGCAGAGTGAGGCCGCAAAGGAAGGAGGTGGGAAAGATGGCAATTAAGGAGTTTTGCACATGCCCAGACTGCGGCAGAGCGATCAGCGGTGAGAAGAAAGAGTTTTTTGTCTGTCCGAAGTGCGGGAGGGCGCTGTGCCGGAGAAAAGATCTGAAAAAATTTGATGATGCAGACCTATGAAAAGGCGCAGATGGCAAGGAAGATAGATAGTAGGAGGTGAGAAAAGAATGTCGGATGCTGAAATTAAATTGTTCGAGGTCAAGACGCAGCAGATTAAAAAAATACTTGAATCAGAGGATATTACCTATGGAATGGCTAAGATGATTCTTCAAAAAGTAGAAGCAGAACTCTTGAAAAGTGGAGACATATTTTTGAACAGGTCGAAATTCAAAAATATATCTCCGATCATGTTTATCAACCATCACTGATATGATTTGAAGAAATTTGATTATGATTACTGCATCAACTGCGGCAGTGAAATAGCCAGCGCCAGAAAGGAGGCGCTGGCGCTGGCAGAGGAAGGCACAGAATGAAACCGGAAGGACGGACATGGAGGGGAGGTGGGAAAAGATGGGCAGAGAGAGCAGAGACACTGTGGGAAGTTCGATGAACGTTCCGCATCCTGCAATGACAGATGAAGAATACCAGAAATTTGCTGTATTCAAGAAAGATGGAAACAGACATCTGGAATCAGGCGGCAGTACAGATCAAAGTCCGTGGACGGATGAATTTGCAAAGATGATCCAGCTGTTCAGAATCCTGACAGAGGATATTGATTTTTCCAGGGCGTTCCGGATCGTAATCGACTATGACCCGGAACAGCCGAGGACTATTGTAAAACACTTACGATAAAGCAGAGCTTCGGTATCACACAAGTGTTGGAGCTGTTCATGAGAAATCTGTAGAACGTATTCCACGTTTTGAATTTAACAGAGACTGGAAGAGCATGGAGGGGAAGTGAAAAAAGATGGATAAAACCATTGAATACACGAGCAGGGAAGAGGCAGAACGGATAACTGCACTTATAGGTAAAATATTCGTATCGATTGAAGAAACAAGCTGTAGTTATCGTGATGTGATCTGCGCATTGGATGCAGTTAAAAGCAATTATGAAAGAAAAGGCAGCAGCCTTCTGGACAGTATCAGTATCCAGAAGGTTGCGGAATTCGGAGGATTGTTAAACTGAACTGTTTTTTACTGGAAAGGTCTGGACATATCCGACTGGATGCCGTTGATAAAGCTCGCATTTATCAGCGTATCCACAAGTTTCATGGCTGCCAAAACCACATTTGACAGAAATAACGGTATTGCCATCCCATGTCAGCAGCACACTTCCACTGTGCCCGGCATAATGGCAAAAACCGGTATCACCACTATTTGTACGCATGAAATTTCTGTTCCTTTCTTCTGTACTCGGCTCTGCGGGGAGCCTGTAGGTACAGTATAAAGGGGAAAGGGGGAAAACACAAGCAGATGAGGCTGGAAGGCATGGAGAGGAGGCGGGGAAAGTGGGAAAGAAAAAAAGCAAACATAGAGTATGCAGGAAGACATGTGACTGTGATTATATTTTCAGCAGAGAGATTCCAGCAGCAGAAACAACTCTGCGAAAGGATGAAATAGACAGGATGAAAAAAGGCCTGCTGTATGCAATAGAAAAGGACAATGAAACAGGGGAAGTAAAAATCTGCCCCATGAATGAGGAAAACTGCATTGTCATTCATGGAGCAGAGGAGGTAGCAGTTTTTATATACCGTCTGCTGGATCACTTCCAAACATAGTATATATTTTCAAAGTTCCGTGCGCAGGCAGTTTCTTTAAGTGATGCTGGGACAGATACATTTTGACAGCAAAAATCAATAATATGCTTTGAGTAATTTGGGCTTACCGTTATAACGGTCGCAGGAAATCTTGATGATTTGGATAAAGGATATGATAAAAGGAGACAGGGATGAAAGAAGCAGGGCAGGAATGGCGGGATATGGCACTGGCATGTTTAGAATTAGCAAACAGCACGCAGGAGGGGCATTACGAACCAGCAGAGCATGAGATCTGTGATGTTATACATAGTCTGCAGGCAATGTTCGTGGGTGCAGGTGAATACTCAGGAGGTGGGAAAGACGGGAGAAATAAAGAGTGAGAGGGTGACGGTGACAGAAGCCGCGAGACTTCTCGGAATGTCGAAGCAGGGAGTCAGGGAGCATATGAAAAGGAACCTGTTTGCCGTCCCGATCGGGGAGGTGACGAAGCAGTCAGAAAACAGGTACCAGTACCATATCTACAGGAGCATGCTGGACAGGCACCTGGGGCGGACAGAAGCCTGCCGGGGACAGGAGGGGTAAGGAAGATGTATGAAGAATCAGGGAGGAGATACAGGAAATCACTGCATTTTGAAACCAGCGGCGAGACATTGTCGGTGGAAGTCTCATTGGAAAATATCAGGCCGGAAACAGATATACCAGCGCTTTTTTCCTTTCTGGAGACTATGTTTCTGGAGTTGAAAGAGGAGATGGGGAAAGAGCAGGAAGAAAGGAGGCAGGCATGGAACAGGAATATACAGAGCCGGTGAACCCGGAAGCAGTGACCATAGAGGACTGCCTGGAAATGAGAGGAAGAAAGGCTGTGTGGCGGACATCAGCGACGGGCAGGTGAAGGGCTTCCCGGAGGACGCCCCGCTGGAAAAGAAGGTCTTAAAAAGGTACCCGGTCTATGCGCTCATCATAAGGCGCGGGAAGGACAGGATCCAGTGGAGCACCCGGAAGAAGGAATGCCTGCACAGGAAAGGGAAGGCGGGGGCGCAGCAGGGGAAGCTGCCAGTGGTCTGGAATGGCAGAGTGGTCACCTGAAAATAAGGAAGGAGGAAAGGCAGTGGCGGCATTAAGAACAGTCGCAGGGGAATGGGCGGACGAGATCCGGGAGGGAATTGCATGGGTGATCGTCTGGAAAACAGGCCGGAGCTGGAATGCCCAGGCGGTATGGCTGGATCCATATACGGATACATTTGAGCAGGAGGATCTGTGGCTGGCCCGCAGGATACTGGAGGAGGATCCGGGTGCTGTTATGCTGAACAGCTGGTACTGCGGCCATCTCGGCGAAGATATGACCGTGGCAGAGCTTGCAGCAGGAATCCGCTGGCATTATGAGCATGGGTACAACATGCTGGACGGATCGACGGCGTTTCCGCCTGAGCCTGTGGAGCGCCCGGCGGATCTTCCAGCAGATATTCCATGGTACGGCGGAGACGGCACAGAGATGGATCCTTATGTCTATGACGGCTACATGAGCCTGGAGGACTGGGGGCTCATGCACAGATACATAGAGGAGGAACGGAAGCTTCCGCAGGAACCGCATCAGAAGGAGGAAAAGGACAATGGTGACAGCGGCATTCGGGGCAAAGTGTCCCTGCGAGATAGGGGACAAAATAAACGCGGTAAAGGCGGCAGACGGGAAGCTGTATTCCCTTGGGGTATCCACTATCACGGACATAGCCTGCACTTATTACTTAAAAAGCGGGAAAGCCGTATTCACATACGAACTGGACAGCTGCGGGCAGTACGCACCGGTCAGGGATCTGAGGAGCCGGGAAAAAGAAGAAGGACAGAATTAAAGCGGCATCTTGTGGACAGGTTTTAAGATGGAATAAATTTCAGAAAGGAGCCGGAACCTTCCCGGGAACAAGGCGCGCCGGGTTCCTTGATGGAAAAATGGAACTATTTGATTACAGCAGCTCAGGGCAGCTGAGCTTCGTTTCCCCGGAATTCATAAGGGATGCCGACTGCTCAATACTGACCCCGGTAATGCTTGGAACAAAGGACATGCCGGTTTATGGCATGGGGAAACGCATTGAGCCGAGGCTGCCAGGGAGAAGGGACAGCAGCCATTTTGAGAAAATCTATTTGGATAAGTTGCTTCCTCTGGAGGAATATGACCTGGTTATTGTTCTTTTTTCGGGTGGAAAGGATAGCACTGCCTGTTATTATAAGCTATTAGAGTTGGGCGTGCCGAAAGACAAGATTGAGCTGTGGCACCATGATATTGATGGCGGACACCCGTTAAGGAGGATGGACTGGAGATGCACACAGAGCTATGTAAAAAGCTTTGCGGAGGTGGAGGAAGTGGTATTACGGCCCTCATACCGAGTAAATGGTTTTTTCGGAGAACTGTACCGTATAGGCGCATCTGAGCCGATTGAGTGGATTGACCCTGAAACTGGAGAAGTAATGCAGTGTAAACTTTCGCAGAATTATCTTAAATGCCGAGAGTTGAAGGAGAGATGTACGGAAGATATGGAGGAAGCCCTGAAGCAGTACGGGTACCGGATGAAGTTCCCGGCCAAGAGCGGAGATTTGAGCCGCAGATGGTGTTCCGCATACCTCAAGATTGCGGTGGCGGATTCCGTTATCAGCAATCTGGACAGGCTGGAGCAGCTAGGGGAGCTTGGGGGAAAACGGTTAAAGTTTCCTGCAAAAGGTGGGACGTATCAAGGCCGATGGTGCAGCGGAAGCCTGAAGGCAGCCGTCCAGGACAGCGTGACATCGAACCTTGACAAGACGAAAGCTGATGTGAAAGTGCTGGTAGTATCTGGGGAACGCCGTGGGGAAAGCGCAGGCAGGGCCATGTACAATGAGATGGAAATCCACCGGACGAATGCCGAAAAAAAGTCCCACAGGATAGTCCACCAGTGGAGGTCCGTAATCGACTACTCCGAAAAGGACGTGTGGGAAGTCCTGAAGCGCCATAGCGCGAATCCGCATCCCTGCTATCGAGCCGGTTGGAATCGTTGCTCCTGTGCCATGTGCATCTTTTCCACGCCGAAGCTGTTTGCCGGGATCCGGGAGTTGTATCCAGAAGAATATGCGGCGCTGAAACAGGATGAGATAATCCTTGGATTCACTTTGGACAATAAATGTGATTTGGACACCTTTGTCGGGGATGCGAAATCATGTGTGTACCATGGGGATGCCAGGGCGATACACAACCTGATTACCGGGGAATTCACGCCGGATGACGTATACGTGAAAGGAGAATGGATGTATCCGGCGGGAGCGTTCCATGGAGCAGAGGGAGGGCCATGTTGAATGAACAATGTACTCAAATATCCAGGCAGCAAATGGAACATAGCTAGACAACTGGTAGAACTTATCCCTCCCCGCCACAGCTATGTTGAGCCATGCTTCGGGAGCGGGGCAGTGCTGTTTGCCAAGGCACCGTCCGCAATAGAGACAGTCAATGATCTTGATGGTGATGTGGTGAATCTGTTCCGGTGCATCCAGCAGGATTCGGAGCGGCTGGCCAGACTGGTGATGACAACGCCGTTTTCCCGGGAGGTATATGACAGGCAGTTTGCGCCGGACAACTCATATGCAGACCGGTACCAGAGGGCGGCAGGATTCCTGGCCAAGTGCTGGCAGGGACATGGATCCCGCACAAACGCGTACAAAGCCGGGTGGAAGAATGATGTACAAGGCCGGGAAAAGTCATATGCCCTCTGGAACTGGTACCGCCTGCCGGACTGGATTATAGAGATTGCTGAATGGTTACGGAAAGTCCAGATCGAGTGCCGCCCGGCCCTGGAAGTGATACAGCGGTTCGATTATACCAACGTATTTATGTACATAGACCCGCCGTATATGCTGGGTACCAGAACCGGAAAGCAGTACCGGCATGAGATGACGGATGCGGATCATGAGGAACTGCTCGATGCCCTTTTAAAGAGCCGGGCGAAAATCATGATATCGGGATATGAATCAGACCTGTACAACAGCCGCCTGTCCGGCTGGCATAAAGAGCAGTTCAGGAGCTGTGCGGATGGCGGGAGGCCCCGGCAGGAAACGGTGTGGATGAACTACAGGCAGGACATGCAGATGTCGCTGCATGATTATGGGGATGAGGCTGGCAGGGGAAAGAAAGAGAATTAACGGAAAGAGAGGAAACAGAGTGATGGAAGAAATAGCGGGAAGGATTTTGGAAGCGGTGGAAACGGCTGTCGGGCCGGAATGTGAAGTGCAGTTTCAGGAGGTTGAGAAGAATAACGGCGTCCTGCGCCGTGCGGTTGTTATAAAGGGGCCGGGAATGAATGCGGGCCCGGTGGTTTATATTGACAGCATCCTGAAAATGCTTGGAAATGATGAAATCTCACTGCCGGATGCCGCAGCGGAAATTGCAGGTGTGTATAAAGGCAGCAGGGATACGGAGGAATATCTGTATGCCGCAGAAAGCCTCAGCAGGGAGAAGGTTCTGGAGAAAGTGGTGTACCAGCTGGTCAATAAGGAGAAAAATGAGGGGAAGCTTGCAGGCATGCCGTACAAAGAACTGCTTGACCTTGCGGCTGTATACCGGGTCATTGTAGACGGATATGGAAGCGGGACAGCCAGTTTCGCTGTCAGCAGTAAATTCTGTACGGCATACGGCATCAGCCGGGAAGAGCTGGATGCCGCCGCAGGACGGAATACGGAGAAGATGGGATTCTGTATCATGCCGATGGATGCGCTCCTGAAAGAAACGGCATGGGAGGAAGAGGACGGGGGCAGGGAGTCAAAAATGTTTGTCCTTACTAATACGGAAGGATGCAACGGGGCGGCTGTAATGCTGTATGGCAGGTATTTCGGCAGGCTTGCCGGGAAATTAGGGAGCGACCTGTATGTCCTGCCCTCCAGCATCCATGAAGTGATTGCCATACCAGTGGACTTTGGCGGACCTGCCGCACTCCGGGAAATGGTCTCGGAGATAAATGACCGTGAAGTTGCCGATGAAGAAGTCCTAAGTGGAAATGTATATAGATACAGCCGGAAAACAGGCAGGCTTACGATTGCATAAGGGGCAGAGGGCAGCCGGATCCTGCACGGGACGCGCCATGCGGAAGGGGCTGGAGGATGCAGGGGGATGGCAAAGGCAGGAATATGGGACAGGAGGAAAAGAGGATGAAGCTGGTATCAGAGCGGAGCGGGTTCAGGACAGACAGGAGGGTCTGCTTCAGGGGAAGGGACGATGAAATGTGCAGCGGGAAGGTAAAGATCACGATCAAGGCAGAAGGGATCACAACAGAAAAGATGGCGGCACAGCTGGAGCGGCTGGCGGAGGAAACGGCGGCACGGGCCAGGAAGATCGTGGCGGAACAGGAAGCGCCGAAGCAGTTTTACGAAGGGGCAGTTTTTTAGAGGCATGCAGGAGGCGTCCTGGATATGGGAAAAGGAATGGACGGCTGTCAGCAGCAGCCGTCCATTCCAGAAGTCCTTCTGTGTCAGTTGATGAAACACTTACATTATAGCACATCTGACACAGAAGCACAAGCAGAAAAACGGCGGGAAAGCCGGATGCCGGCAGGGTTTCAAGGTTTTAAGCGGCCTTGTAATTGATAGTAACAAGTCGGCGAAAACCTATGGGCAGGGATGTGGGGCAGGTATGGCAGGAGTGTGTCAGATGGAGCGGAAAGGACAGGAAAGAAAAAGGAAAAAGAGGGGGATGCAGTTTATCCCCTATGACTATGAGGCAGCATATAACAAAGATGTTGCAGACCTGAATGAGTGGTTTGTGGAGCAGATGTTCTCACATGGGAAAAAGATGGTGTATGCCCTCAAGGAAATAACAGCAGGAGAACAGTTTGAAATCGAGATATACCCGCAGTTCCGGAAAATGGATGATGTGCCAAAAGAGGGGCAGAGGACTGCCAGGGATAACAGCAGGGCACAGAAAAACCTGAATGATAAAAATGCAAGGAAGTATGTGGAGAGGCTGATCAACCAGAATTTCGGCAGCTGTGATATCTGGCTGACGCTGACCTATGATGAGGACCACATCCCTCCGGACGGGGACATTGACGCGGCAGTCAGAAATATGCAGAACTACATCAGGAGGGTGAACTACCAGAGAAAGAAGCAGGGACTGCCCAACGCAAAGTATGTCTATGTCACAGAATACAATCCGGATGCAGGGGTCAGATGGCACCACCACATTGTCATGGACGGCGCGCTTGACATGGACACGGTTGAGAAATGCTGGGGACAGGGCAGCAGGAATGAAGTGAGGAGGCTGCAGAAGGACGAAAACGGCCTGTCAGGGATGGCAGGATACCTGGTCAAGGAAAAGCAGCGCATCAAGTCCGAAAAGAGGTGGAACAGCTCAAAGGGCCTTCAGGATCCGGATATCAGGGTAGTCCATTCCAAACAGCCGGAAAAAGGAAAAGGGAGCTATAAGCCGGTCGGGAAATACGTTGACAGGATGGTAAAGGACCAGGAGAGCATCAGGGAAGTTCTGGCAGGGTGGTATCCGGATTTTATTTTCACGGATGCCGCGGTCTATTACAACGGTTTCAATTATATGTTCTACATACATGCGCGGATGAGGAGGAAAAAGGGATATGGGACGGCATCGGGAAAAAGCCCGGGAGGCGGCATCCGGGGAAAGCAGTAAGGCAGGAAAGGCGGCACGGAGGTTTTTATGGATGTTCCAGGTGAAGGACTGCCGCGGAATATGCCTGTTATGCAGGCACTACAGCGTATGCAGTGCAGACAGGGAGGCAGGAAGGAGAGGAAAGAAATGAATATGAAATATGCGGCAGGGAGCGAGGATGCGGAGCAGATCAGCGTGGTCCAGTGGGCGGAATGGAATACCGGGAAGTATCCGGAATTGAAATGGCTGCACCACTGCCCGAACGGAGGCAGCAGGAACAGGCTGGAGGCAGTGAAATTAAAACAGATGGGGGTGAAGGCAGGCGTCTCCGACCTGTGCCTGCCGTACCCGAAGGGAATCTACTGCGGGCTGTACATCGAAATGAAGTACGGGAACAACAGGCAGCAGGAAACTCAGAAGGAGTTTCTGGGCGACATGGCGGAGGCCGGGCATTTTGTGGCAACCTGCTACTCTGCGGAGGAGGCGGTCAGGGTGATAACCCAGTACCTGGGGCTGTCAAGAAGCGTGCTGTATGAAGGAAACATTTTTGCCGGATCAGAAATGCGGGAGGGCGCGAAGCTTTATACGGGTGCGGAAGGGATGCTTATGGAAATCCCCAACAACAGCATACTGAAAGACGGCAGGGTAAAGGGAGGCGGACTGTGACAGTAGAGGAATTTGCCGGGCTGATTGACAGGTCTGACAGGGTAAGGATCATAAAGGGCGGGCAGGAGGCATTTACCGGATGGCTTGCGGAGCTGGTGCTGGACAGCGGCGCATATGGCGCGGTAAGGAAAGAGGCCGTCCGGAAATTCAGGGCCGTGCCGGAGATCACCCACAGGGAATGGAAGGAGCGGGGCCTGGTGCCGCCGCTGGAGCCGGAGGAGACGCCGGATTACAGTTTCAGCGACCTGCGGCTGACGCTGTATTATACAATCTACATATAGACGGGAGGAAGAACCATGAAAATAATTGCTGTAATGGCGCCAAAAGGAGGAATCGGAAAGACCACAACAGCGGACTCCATTGCGTACATTCTGGGAGAGGAACACGGAAAACGTGTGCTTGTGCTTGACGGAGACCCGCAGGGCGACACTTCAAGGATATTCGGATGCTGCGAGCCGGAGGGGACAGGGATGAGCAGGCTGCTGGAGCGGCATGTATGCGCCGGGGGAGACTGCCGCACATCGGAACTGATTAAAGTGACAGAGTATCCACACATTGACCTGCTCCCGGCGGACGGGTATCTCATGAAGACAGATATGTATCTGCTCATGAGCCGGGAGGAAAACCAGGCTACAAGGCTTGGGGACACCCTGGCGGAGGTATCAGGGGAATATGATTACTGCATCTGTGACTGCGGGAGGCTGTTTGACATGGTGGTTATCAATATCCTTGCGGCGTCGGACATGGTCATCGCGCCTGTGAAAGCGGGGGGATTTGAGGCCAGGGCTTTATATAACCTTGCAGAGCAGGCAGAGGATCTCAGAAGCCTCAACCCCCGGATGAGGATAAAAGTGCTCATGACGATGCGCCAGAAAAACAAAGTATCGCTTGAAACCGAGGAATGGCTGAAAACGTCATCAGGCTTCGATGTATTTGAGACATCAGTCCGGAGGTCTGTTGCTGTAGAAAAGGCGAGCATAGCAGTGAGGCCGCTGCCGGAGTTTTCAAAAAGGGGGATTGTGGCGCAGGATTACCGGAGCACTGCGGAGGAGCTTATGGGGGAGGTGTGGGAATGAAGAACATCATAAACACGGCACCATGCCGGTTCTGCGGCCAGATGGTGCAGATCGGGGCAGAGGAAGAGCTGACAGGGCCGCAGGCGGAGGAGGAGGCCGTGATGGCCTGTACCTGTGCGGAGGCGGCAGAGTACCAGAAAGAGAAGCAGAGGGAAGAAAAGGCATTGAAAAATGTCTCTGTCCTTTTCGGAGAGGATGCGGTGCCGGAGAAAAGAATCGGGGAGGGTGCCGTGGACATCCTGCGGGCAGCAGCCGTGGAAATCTGTTCCGGAGGACTGGAAAAAGCCACTTTGAATTTAAGGGGGGGCATAAAAGCATCCATTACGCAGAACAGCAGGGGGGAGATAAACGTCGAACGGACGGAGACAAAGAAACAGAAACTGACAGAATAGGGGGAGGCGGGACATGACAGAACAGGAGATATGCCGCCTGTACCGGAATGCAGAGAACACTTATGCACAGCTGCAGATCCTGGCAGAGTTAAGCGGCATGAGCAGGACGGCGGTCATTAAGATACTGGCGGACAATGGAGAGAAGATCCCGCCGAGGGCAGAAAGACAGCTGTACAGGAGGCTGGAAAATCTGGAGGGGCAGATTTCCGAGAGGGAACGGGAATACAGGGAGATCGTGCAGATACTGGCGGCAGAAAACAGGACAGGGAGGGACAGCCATGGCAGCAGGGTTCACGGTTATGGACATGCTGAATAAAAACAGCAGGGCGGGGATTGATGAATCCCCGGGGGCAAGATTCCGGACAAAGGACATATCCATTTTCAGGATGTACCGGAATGACATGAATTTTTACAAAGTAGAGGATATTGAGGAGCTGGCAGGGGATATCCTCATGCACGGACTGAAACAGAACCTTGAACTTGTCTATGAGCCGTGCGGGGCAGGGGAATACCGGATTATATCGGGGGAAAGGCGGTGGGCGGCTCTCAGGCTGCTTGTTTCAAAAGGGTATAAAGAATTTGAGACCGCTACCTGTAAGCTGACGTCGCCGCAGGATGCGGATGAGGAGCAGGTCGAGATCATCAGTGCGAACGCATACCGTGTGAAAAGCACTGCAGACATCATCGAGGAGGAACAGCGGCTGAAAGCGTCCCTTGAACGGATGCGGGCGGAAGGCAGGAAGATAAAAGGGTATGACCTGAATTCCGGGCGGCTGCGGGATGTGATCGCATCCATGCTGGGAATCTCAAAGACAAAGGTTGCGCAGATCGAGAGCGTAAGCAATAACCTGATTCCGGAATTTAAAGAGAAATTGAACAGGAAGCGCCTGACGTTCTCTGCGGCGTATGAACTGTCAGGCATGACGGAGCAGGAGCAGCGGGAAGCGCTGGCGGCATATGAGGAGGCCGGTGAACTTACGCATAAAGACGTCAAGACCATGAAAGGGGAAAAGGCATCCGGGCAGCAGGATTCCGGAGAACAGGCTCCCGGGGAGCCGGGGCAGGTGTCGGAATCTGATACAGGAGGGAGTGCACCATATGAGACCCCGCATCCGGAGGGAATCACATCACTCTGCTATTCCTGCACGGAGTATGAAACATGCAATGTAAAAACCGGAACATGTACGAAATGCGACCAGTACAGGAACAGGGCGGAAGCGTACAAGGCTTTGGAGCAGAGATATTCCGAGGAGCAGGACCGGATTGACAGGGAAACTGCGCGGAAACTCCGGGAAATGAAGCAGGAGGAGAAAATGAGGAATCTTCCGTCAGCTTCACAGGGGAGCGGACAAAAGGTGCATCAAATCCGGCTGGCGACGCAGTATTTTGAGGATGTATGCAGCGGAAAAAAGAGCTTTGAGCTCCGGAAGAATGACCGGAATTATAAAACCGGGGATATTCTGGAAATGGTGGAATTTAAGGACGGCAGGAATACCGGACGGATGGTGAGGGCAGAAGTGACATATATGCTTGAAGATTATACTGGACTGGAGGATGGCTACTGCATTATGGCAGTTGTTGTACAGCCCAGATCTGTACCAGCGGATTCTGCCAGCGGGGAGGGCGTGGAGGAGCCGTGATAATAGGACTGCATGATGCGGAAAAGGACCACCTGAAAAAGAAAAGCTTCCCGAACCTTGCCCTGATGAAGATATCAGCATGGCATAAAGCCAGGGGGGACACAGTGGAATGGTGGAACCCGCTGTGC